CCATGTAGTCAATTATTTATTTCAGGCATATGCGAATAAACCGTTTGACATGGTCGGGAAAGTCTGAAACTGATCTGTGCCCGTCAGGCATAGGTGGGACTGGCCTGTGCCAAAGCGGAACAAGTCCGATGGTAGCGACTCGACACGAAGGGGGGGCCGAAAAAATGGCCCGGCCCTATATATATATAACAAGCCCTCCTCTAAAATTTTTCAAAAAATATCATATTTGATAATACATAAGCATTATGTAATATACTCACATCGTGCCTTGTCAGTCCGGCCTTTGTCCGATATTCTGCCGGGATGACAAATCGTATTTCAAAAGGCCGGTACGGGGACGACAACGACCCTAAGGTTATTGAGGCTGAGAAGCGTCGTCTGGCTGATGCTGAAGAATTTAATAAACTACCCGAGTTTATGTCCAGACCCGAGGCATTCAACGACCCGTCTCAAAAAATGAGGAGGATGCAGATGACATCTCTCCCCTTCCGTTTGTCTCCTATGCAGTATAAGTTTGCGTACGAGTTCATCGAGACAGGCGATGCTTACGCAGCTTATCTGAATGCCGGGTATCAGGTCGAGGGTAAGAAACCATTCCAGATCAGGGGGAGGGCCAAGGAACTTCTGGCAGTCCCGAAGGTCAACGCATTTGTCGAACACATCAGGAATAAAGCAATGGAAAAACTTGTAATCAATATCGACGAGATTGTCGAGAAGTTTCTGACAACCTATCATCAGGCGATGGCATCAGAAGACTTCACCAATGCCAACAGGTCTCTTGAGAATCTTGGCAAACATCTGGGCATGTTCATCGAAAAGTCACTTGTCGAACAGAAGATCACCATGTCTACTGATCAGCTAGATGCCGAGATCGCCAAGTATCAAGGTATTATTGATGCATCGATCAATGGGACAAAGACACTTAACTGATGTCTCTGACTGAGACCCCGCCACCACCAGAAGTTCTTCTCAGTCTGATGAAAGCTCGTGCAGCACAGTCTGCACACAATGATTTTGCATCTTATGTGAAGATGATGGCCCCGCTGATTGTCCCAGACTTTAAGTGGGGGCGACATATCGATGTTATGTGTCGCGAACTACAGCGTTGTGTCGATCAGGGCGGTCAGCGTCTGATGATCTTCCTCCCACCACGGTCTTCAAAGTCCCTGATCTCGTCCAGACTCTTCCCGTCGTGGTACATGGGGCGTAATCCTGTCCATGAAATCCTGACAATCAGCCATAATGAGCAGCTATCCTCAGACTTTGGCCGTTCTGTCCGTGATTTGGTAGCGACTGAGGAGTTCGAGGAGGTATTTGAGGGGGTCAAGCTCCGTAAAGATGCCAAGGCTGCGGGTAAATGGAAGACAAATAAGGGTGGATCGTACTTTTCTGCGGGTGTTCACTCCCAGATTGCCGGTCGCGGTGCCCACGTTGCCATTATCGACGATGCAATGTCTGAGGAGGATGCTTTCAGCGATTCCGGGCGTGAATACGTCAAGAACTGGTACCCATCCGGCCTACGTACCCGTCTGATGCCCGGCGGGTCTATTGTTATTATCAACACCCGGTACCATGACGATGATCTGTGCGGGTGGCTCCTCCGAAATCAGGGTAATGAGGAGGTAGAGACTAAGCCGTGGAAGGTTATCAAGATACCTGCATGGGTTGACGAAGAATGTGGTGAGCTTCTCGGACTCCCGATAGGATCATCGTACTTCCCGGAGTGGAAGTCGGACGAACTACTCCGTCAGGATGAGGCAGAGATCAGATCGAATAATGGGGCCAAGTATTGGCAGTCCCTGTACATGCAGAACCCTACCCCTGATGATGGTGGTATCATCAAGATGGGATATCTCAAGCCATGGACAGACCAAGAGCCACCCGATTGTGAATTTATCATCCAGACTCTTGACACGGCGTTCTCGACGCGACAGACAGCCGATGAATCGGTCATCCAGACGTGGGGGATATTCCATCAGAAACAGACAGACAGCACCGGTACTGAACATATTGTCTCCAATCTGATCCTGCTTGGGAACGAACACGGCAGGTGGGAGTATCCTGAACTTCGTGCCCTTGCACAGGATGAGTACGACCACCACCGTCCTGATCTGATGGTGATTGAGAAGAAGGCGTCTGGTCAGTCCCTGATTCAAGACCTCCGACGTGCCGGTCTCCCCATCATGGAATACAGTCCTGACCGGGACAAAGTATCAAGGGTCAATGCATCAACACCATTCATGGAATCTGGGCGTATCTGGATACCGGCAGACAAGTCGTGGGCAGATGATCTACTCTCACAGGCTCTCCGCTTCCCCGGAGGCAAACATGATGATATGGTAGATGCCATGACCATGGCCGTACTCTATGTCCGCGACTCGTGGAGAATTGAACACCCTGATGATCCCGAGTGGGAAGACGAAGCACCCAGAAAGAAACGTGGCGGTTATTGGGTACTCCCCGGCTCCGGCGTATAATCCGACCCATGGCTGACGACGACATCAGAGGATTGCTAGGATCAGTACAAGATTACTTTGTCAGGGGTGGTCTTGACGAAGACGCACGTTACGTGCTCGGGCCACACGCCTACGAAGGAATGTCCAAGTTTGCATCACTGGCAAACTTTATTGGTCCCGGCGCGGACATAAAAGACGTTGCTAGTGAATCTGCAAAAGTTATGGAGGGAGACCTCGCAGCTTTTGCCGGACTTCCTGCTTCACTAGCCATGATGGCCGTTCCCGGATCAAAGAGTGGTGTCCAAGAAGGTGCAGAAGGACTATCTGGACTTTTTTACCGAGGGTCGTCTAATCTTGACGAACTTGCCGGAAAGTATTCACTTCCAAAGGAAGGCGCGTTAGGTGGTGGTGGCGTGTACGTGACACCAGACACTGACTATGCCTCCAATTATGCCGTACAGACAGCACTCGGTGAACCAAAGACTGGTGGTTTTGTCGCTCCGCTAAATGTAAAATTTGACAATCCTTTAATTATTGATATAAAAACAGCGCAAGAAAAAGTAGCACCAGAATTAAAAGTTCTTAAAGCCCTTGGTCTGTCAGATGACAAAGCCGCTGATATGCTTGAAAGCGCCTATGAAAAAACAGGTGGTCTTACAAATCAAATTAGCAGCAGGGCAAAAAAACAAGGCTTTGACGGAATTGTTTTGCGAAACGAAGATGGTACAATTCAGGAAGCAATATCTTACAATACCCAGAACATACGTTCAGCATTTGAAGAAGTTGTAGATAAAAGTCGTGTCGCCAATCCCCAGAAACCTCCCATTATACGTCTCCGGGGCGGGGCGAGAAATAGTGATCCAGATCAGAGGGGCTATGCTGAGACCAGAAAAAGCGGGACGGCGGTAGACAGACAAGTACTAAAAAAAGATGATTCAATGTCCGTCCCGCCTATTGATAATCCTTCTTTAAAGCTGGAAGAATTTGACGCAGGGATGGGGTTTCATCAACTATCTACCCCCGACAACAGCGTTAATTTGATAGGTGGAACGCCGGTACGAGGGTCGTCAGATTACACCGTATTACACTATGGTGTTGCAGACGAGTCTGGAAAAAATCTTGTCGGAAACGTAAAGCTCCGCCGAGATGCTACGACTGGTCAGATTAACGGTATCGTTGATATTGAAATTAAACCAGAGCACCGAAAGCAAGGACACGCTAAAAAAATACTCGAAGCGTTACGAGCCTCTACGGAAGGGGCAGACCTCAACATTTTTGATATTCAGAACACCAAGTATTTTACTAACTATGCAAAAACACTTCCGTCTTATAAAATTAAACAGTTCAAGAAAGGCGGCTCTGTCGTCGAACGATCTAACAATTACGAACCGAAGGTAATCTGATGTCACTCATCGAAAATTATGGACCGAACATTCCTATGGGAGTGGCAGAAGAACTCGAAGACGGTAACCTCTCCGGCCCCGAGTTCGAGATGGAGATGGATGACATCGACATCGAAGGGATGAGCCTGTCCCCGGAAGACATGGATTTTATGTCGGCCATGCAAGACGAAGTTGTCGCAGAAATTGAAATCCCACACTTTGCCAACCTTGCCGAATATCTTGGCGATGAAGAACTATCAGATGTTGCTGAGAAAGTCATCGAAGGATTTGATGCCGACAAGGATAGCAGGGCAGACTGGGACGAGACACTGACCCGTGGTCTTGATCTTCTCGGCCTGAAGTTTGAGGAGACCGGGACGGCCTTCGAGGGATCGTGTGCGGCAACACACCCGCTTATTATTGAGTCGGCAGTCAAGTTCCAGTCGAAGGCGTCTCAGGAAATTCTCCCATCTAATGGGCCTGTCCGGACACAGATCATCGGTGATCCTGACTCCCAGATTGTCCAGCAGTCGAACCGTGTCCGAAAGTTTATGAATTATGAACTGACCGAGATGATGCCCGAGTACTTCGACGAGATGGAGCGGATGCTTTTCCATCTTCCCATCGTCGGGTCGGCAATCGTCAAGATGTATTACGATGCAGGTCTGGCCCGTCCGACAGCAGAACACATCCCGATTGATCAGTTCTATGTAAATTATTCAGCAACTGATCTCCGCCGGGCAGACCGGTACACCCATGTCATCTACAAGTCTCCGGTCGATCTCCGCAGAGACATCCGTGCCGGGATGTACGCAGACATTGAAGACCTCTCAGACGAGCCTGACGGGCAGGGCAGATCAGACAATGAGATTTCATCCAAGATTGATGAGATCATGGGTCTGGCCGGGAACATGTCTGAAGACCCGGAGTACACCCTCCTTGAGCAACACTGCTACATGGAACTCGAAGATGATGATCGGCCTTATCCTTACATCATCACCGTAGAAGAATCGTCCCGGTCGGTCCTGTCGCTCCGGCGCAACTATCGTGAAGATGATCCTCTCTCAGAAAAAATGATTCACTTCACCCACTATCGTTATGTCCCCGGTTTTGGATTCTACGGTCTCGGCCTGATCCATCTGATCGGGAACCTGACCATGACGGCCACCTCTGCGATGAGGGCGCTTGTCGATGCCGGACAGTTCGCCAACCTCCCCGGAGGATTCAAGGCGAAGGGTGTCCGTGTTGTCGGTGATAACGACCCGATCAGCCCCGGTGAGTTCAAGGAAGTTGAGGCACTCGGGATGGACCTGAACAAGGCCATCGTCAATCTCCCGTACAAAGAACCGTCCCAGACACTCTTCCAACTACTCGGGTTTGTCTCCGGCGCAGCCGAGAAGTTCGCCGACCAGACAGATCAGGTTGTCTCAGACGCAGCATCGTACGGTCCTGTCGGGACAACCATGGCCTTGCTCGAAGCATCGGCCAAGTTCTTCACAGCAGTTCATAAGCGTCTCCACCATGCCCAGCGTCAGCAGTTCAAGATTCTGGCCCAGATTAACGAAACCTTTGTCCCGGTGAACGGCTACCCGTACGCCACCCCTGAAGGTGATATGACAATCTTTGCCCAAGATTTTGACGGCAGGGTTGATGTTCTCCCCGTCTCGGACCCGAATATCCCGAGCCGGGCACACCGATTGTCCCTGTCTAGTCTGGCCCTCCAGCTATCAGCACAGACACCCCCGGGGACATTTAATACCCCCGAACTTATCCGTCAGGTTCTTGAGGCAGCAGACTTCCCGAACATTGATCAGGTCATCCCGAAGAAGCAGGAAGCCCAGCCGGGTGATCCTGTCACGGATATTATGAATGCCACAAAGGGAATGCCTATCGCAGCCTTCCCCGGTCAGGATCATGAGGCACATATTCAGGTCAAGACAAACTTCTTGTCCGACCCGACATCGGGTGCATCCACCGCCCTGAAACAGTTCGTCCCGATTATTCAGGCCAACATTCAGGAACATATGATGCTCCGGTACAAGACACAGATCGAGGGTGTGGTTGCCCAGACTGTCCCCCCAGAGCAGTACCAGATGGCTGTCCAGCAGGGAATGCAGGACGCAATCATCGCAGAAGCAGCGGCCCGTGTTGCCACGGCTAATCAGCAGATTGTCTCGGGCGGCACACCAGAACAGCAGCTTGTTGCACTTCAGGGAGAGCGTGTCCGTCTTGATGAGGAGAAACTACAACTCGACGCTATCAAGGATGCGGCCAACATTGCAACCAAGAACCGTCAGCTAGACCTGAAGGAAGACCAGCAACGGATGGTCGCCCTCAAGGACGGCATCAAGATTATGTCTGACAAGGAGGAGGCCGAACTTGATCGTGAAGAAGATCGTCGTAAAATGCTGCTTGATCTCCTTGCTGACGTTGCTAAATCTGGCACCCTAGAGTAATCTTTGCCCTGTTGGGCCTCTTAAAAGGAATATAACATGGCAATTCAAGACGATATTGTGGCGATGCTGTCGCAAGTCAGTGATGGTGGAAATCGGGCAACGTCCGCTGGTAAAGAAGGCGAAGATATGTACAGCCGCATATCTGAACTTATTACTGATAAAGACAACATGTATGCAGCCCAGCGAGAACTCGGTCCGCTTTTTGATCCGATGCAGTTTGGCAGTCTTGAAGAGCAGATGCGACAAGACCCGCTGACAGGTGGGAGTGTTGCAGATATTATCCGCAAGTATATGGATGATGCCGGGGACGGCGCAGTTCTTCCCGACACATCTAATGCACGTCCCGACACATCTAATGCACGTCCTCGTTCAAAACCAGATGCTCCTATTATTATTGAAGAGCTTCCTCCTATTCCAGTTCGGTCTCTGCCCGGTGCAGGTCCGGGCGAGGCCGGGATGATGACGGTGGACGACAACGCCGCCGCCATGCAGGGTCAGGGTATGGACGAAATTCGGGAAGAATTTATGTCGAAGTCTCCCCGACTTCAGGAACTTCTGGCTCAAGAATCAATGGATGGTGCCCGAAATGATCCGGAACTTCGTGAACGTGCTGCTGATTTACAAATAGCCGCAATTGCTAATATGGAGAAACAAGCCCGTCAGGAAGGTGTCTACGGTTCTCAAGCCGCCCGTCTCCGCGCCGCTGCCGGTGAAAACACAGGATTGTCTGGAATAGAACTGGCAGGACGTACAGGCCGTGAAGCAACTCCGGAAGATGAGATAAATGCTCTTCTTACGGGTGCCACAGCAGGAACGTTTAGCGGCCCAGTTGCTGGACAAATGCTTATCAGAATGTCCGCCCCGTCTATTTCCCGCCTTGCAATGCGTCTTGGCATCGGACGAATCTCCCCACAAGAACTTGCCCGGAATCCGGTTGTGCGTAAGCAGATTGAAGAACAAATTCGTCTTGCCCTGCCCAAGCCAACTCCGGGAGCACCTTCTTCCTATGTCGCCCCAGCTTCTCGTGTAGGTGCCCGTTCTCCGCGTCAGCTAGACGCAGCAAGTGCTGCCAGAGCAGCAGGACGTGGTGAAAAGACCGGCCCAGCCATTCGTATTGACCCGTCCCCGGCCCAACGACTCGGCTCAACACAGGGCAGTGGTAGCCGGATCGACCAGATTATTAATAGTGGTGGCCCTATCGGAATGGCCCGGGGCATGTCTGTCCGCGACAACATTCTGCGTAACTACGCCATGATGGCAGATGGTGGTTCTGGATCAGACGCAGCAGATGAAACTGTTTATCAACAAATGCGTCGTTTAAAATCTGATTTTGGAAAAGATAAAGCTATTCGTCTGATGCGAGAAATACATCCAGACTATCAATTTAGTGATTCTGGTCTGGTAATACCGCCGGGAGACCCCTCAAACCGTGATCTGTATTCAGATAATGTTAATCAGTTAGGGGTAAATAATGCCCCAATCGAACTTCTCCGAAATTATCTTCGAAATAAATAAGGAATTATGTCATGACCGAAAACGCAATGCCAAAGCAGAAGCCAAAAGCACCGCCACGTAGTTCTGTCAATTCAGAGACCGGGGCGACTCGTGGCTTTGAAGAAATTAAAATTTATTCTGTTGATGAAGAAACGGGGGCAACTCGCGGTCCGTCCGGAACGGACAACTTCACCAGCGGGAAGCAGCCTGTGAATAAAGCATCGGGTGGTCGCCTCGGCTATCGCTCCGCCCGTCAACCCAAATAGGAGGCCATCATGGCTAAGATTAAAACATCTAAAACATTTGGCAACACTGCCAAGATTCCTCAGTCAGACTTTAGCGTCCGGGCTGATCTTGAGGTTCTTCGTATGTCCCCAAAATCTGCTTATCAGATTAAAAAAGGTAAGTCCAATCGGTCTAAGTAGGCCGTCCCCCGTCTTCCCCACGTAACGGAGAACCAATGTATTACGAAGACATAAAGAAACAAATAAAATCTCAGATTATTGAGTACGAGAAACTCCTTGGATCAGGAGCACCAGAAGACTATTCTTCCTATCGTCAATACGTTGGCACCATCTCAGGATTGAAGTGGTGTCAGGATTTGGTCGCACAAATCCAGAAACGTACAGCGGAAGGAGATGACGACTAATGGTAATGGAACCAAAGATGGCAGGAGCCATCAGTAATGCCGACTGGGCACAGGACGATAAAGTGGCGGACCCGTCCCCGCTCCCGGTAATTCCGGGCTACCGTATCTTGATCAGACCTCTTCAGGTTCAGAACAAGACAAAAGGCTCGATACTACTCCCTGACAGTTTTCAAGATGACATCAACTACCTGACCACGGTAGGTCGTGTTGTTGCTGTCGGCGATCTTGCATACGAAGACAGTGAAAAGTTTTCAAAAGGACCGTGGTGCAAGGTCGGAGATTTTGTCTGTTACGGCAAGATGACCGGGAACAAACTTCGGTACAAGGGCGTAAACTTTATCCTGCTCTATGATGATCAGGTAATCATGAAAATTGAAGACCCGTCGGATGTTGATCCGATGTTTAATATCGCCTCATAAGCGTAACCTATGGAGACAGCAATGGCTGATGATGATTGGAACGAAGTTGATACTACGGCAGTATCAACAGACGAAGACAAAGTAGAGTACGAGCTTGAAGAAGAGCCTGTCAAAGAAGAAAAACTAGAAGTTGAGAAAGACACTGAAGAAGTTATCGAGGTAGACGAAGACGCCCCCGATCCTGATCCGGTAGAAACTGCCCCGGAACTAAACGGTGTTGAGACAGACGGGGCGCAGAAACGCATCCGTCAGCTTGTCCGGCAACGTAAGGAACGTGAAGAGCAGATCATCGCACAACAGATGCAGGTCGCTGCCCTTGAGGAAAAACTTCACCAGACAGAGCAGAAGAACGCCCAAGTCTTCAAGAAAAACTATGACGTGACTGAACGTCAGCTTCAGGAAAAGACCGAGATGGCGCGTCAGGCTTATCTCCGGGCGTACGATGATGGCGATAAAGAAGCCATGTTAGCTTCTCAGGAAGCCATGATGGATGCCCGTCAGAACATAAGTCTTGTCAAGCAGGGTCGTCAGGATGTTGAAAAATATTCTGAAGAACTTGTAAAACACGCCGAGACGGCTAATAATCAACAGGTAGCCCAGCAGCAACAGGCGTACGACCCGAAAGCTGTTGAATGGGCAGAGAGTAATACATGGTTCGGGCAGGATCAGGTAGCCACAGCCGCAGCACTGGCGATTGACGCAACGCTGAAGAATGAAGGTTACGATCCGACGGACGATAATTTTTATAGAGAAGTTGACAAGCGTTTACGCTCAGAACTTCCTAACAAGTTCGGGGCTGCTCCTGCCCCGGCAACACAGGAGCAAGTGGTTGGGGGACAGTCGCGTAAGTCGCCCGATTCTGTAGGTAAGAAAGGTAATCGGAAGGTTAAGTTGACCAAGTCTGATATTGATCTTGCAACTAAATGGAATATACCACTTGAACGCTACGCCAAAGAAAAGGCAAAAGCAGACAAAGCAACAGAGACGGGCGATTATACGTCCATCAATGTTGGTTAACGCGGAGGACGAAAACATGAGTGAAGCACGTAAAAGCCGAGTAGAGGAAGAGCGTTTCGACGAAGAGTTCACAGAGCCAAACTGGTTGTCAATCCCCGATTCTGTAGTTGATCGGTTCAAAGATGAAGGTATGGTCCTCCGATGGATCAGGATCACGATCAATGGACAAGATGATTACAAGAACGTAGGCGACCGGCAAAATGATGGCTGGACTTTTGTCGAACCAAACGATGTTCCCGAAATGATGGTAAATTCTCGTATCGTGGACGAGGGACGATTTGAGGGTTGTGTTGTTCGTGGTGACGTAGCACTTGCGAAGGCTTCTGCAAAACGTATGCAGAGCCGACAAGAGTACTATCAGAACCGTTCTCGAACAATGATGGATAATGTTAATGCCCAGTTGATGAATCAATCAAACTCGGCAATGCCTATTCATAACAATTCTAAGTCGAGTGTAACTAGAGGAAGGACGCCTTCCTTTAATGATTAAGGAGTATCATTATGTCTGGCTTGTCAAAAGCACTTAATGGCTTCGTCCCTTCGCGTCGTCGTGGTTCGGGTGCTAACAGCACCGGCTCCAGTCGTTATCGGGTTGCAAACAGCTTTGGTAGCAACATCTTTTACGGCGATCTTGTGAAATTGGACGGTGGCTTTATTGAAGTTATCACCACAACCACGGACTATTCCACCGGGGTATTTCAGGGTTGTGAATATATTGATCCAGTCTCGAAGCAGCCCACCTTCTCGAATTATTATCCGAGCGGTGTTTCTTCGGCGGTTGGAAATGTTACGGCATTCGTTGTTGACGATCCTGCCGCAACATACATTGTTCAGGCCGACGCCTCGGTATCCGTTGGCGACGTTAACCTGAACTTTGACGTAACTCTTGGGGCGGGTTCCTCCTTTACCGGTGTTTCCGGTTTTGGTATCATAGCCACTTCCCGAGTTGAAACAACTGCAATGGTCCGTGTCCTTGACATTTATGGTGAGCCGGGCAATAACTTTAGTGATGCAAATCCTAAAGTTGAGGTTCGTCTCGTCCAGCATGTTGACGCTGACGTATCTTCGCACGACGCATAGGGGAGTAATTAACAATGGCTATTAACCGCAGTAATATTGCAAAGGAACTGCTCCCCGGTCTTAACGCCGTCTTCGGTGTTGAGTACGGTGATGTAAACGACGAGCAGCTTCCTCTTTATGATGTCGAGAACTCTGATCGTTCTTTTGAAGAGGAAGTTCTCTTCACCGGGTTCGGTTCGGCCCCGACTAAAACAGAAGGCTCGGCGGTCCAGTTCGACACCGCGCAGGAATCGTACACCTCACGTTACAACCACGAGACTGTCGCCCTTGCATTTTCCGTCACGGAAGAAGCAATGGAAGACAATCTTTACGACACCTTCTCGAAGGTTCGTTCCCGTGGTCTGGCCCGTGCGATGGCGAATACCAAGCAGGTCAAAGCTGCTGATATCTTCAACAATGGTTTTGCCGCTGGTGACTTTGCCATCGGTGACGGTCAGGCGTTCTTCAGCGCCTCGCATCCGACCATTGCTGCTGGTACACAGTCTAACCTTGCCGCCGCTGCTGATCTTTCAGAAGCAGCTATGGAGACTATTCTTACGAACATCCAGCTTATCGAGGATGATCGTGGTATTCTGATCGGGGCCGGGGCCAAGTCGCTCCATATCCCCCCGGCACTTCAGTTTACCGCCGAGAAGATTCTTATGTCTCCGGGTACAACGACTGGTGCATTCGCAAAGAATGACATCAATGCCATCCGTTCGATGGGTGCTGTACCGGGTGGTTATTTCGTGAACCGTCGTTTCACGGATGTTAACGGCTACTTTGTCAAGACTGATGTTCCGAACGGTGCGAAGATGTTCGTCCGTACGCCGCTTCAGACGAAGATGGAAGAAGACTTCGACACTGGTAACCTGCGATTCAAGGCTCGGGAGCGTTACAGCTTCGGCGTCTCTGATTGGCGTGGTTACTTTGGTTCTCAGGGTGCGTAGTACACGTCCTTGTTAAGCCAATTTTGGTGTGTGATAATCGGGGGGCTGGGAGACTGGCCCCCCTTTTTATAAGACCTGTCAGGTCGGGAGAATTAAATGTCAACAAATATCAATTATGCTTATGCAGCAGCAACTGCCACGGGGGATGCTGCCGGTCTTACAAAACCCATGTTAAAAGTACAGAATGATGTGTCGTTGTCTGACACACGTATTCAGGGAGTCCATGCTACTGGTGTCGGTGTTTTTACTATTTCAGACGAAAACGCCACAAAGATTAAATTTAATAGCGTAGCAGACGCCGAGATTTATATTGCTGATTCTGGGGTACGTTTTGACGGTGCAGTTACAGTAGTCATGCCAACCACCGCCTCTACCGTTGCTGTCCAGTACGGCTGATGGCTATTGATTATCGTGGCGAGAAGTTCTCCGGATACAATAAACCGAAGCGGACTCGCGGCCACCCAAAAAAATCTCATGCTGTTCTTGCCAAGGATGGGGACAAGGTAAAACTTATCCGGTTCGGACAGCAAGGTGTCAGCGGCTCACCTAGAAAAACAGGCGAGTCTGACTCGTCTCGTAATCGTCGAAAGTCTTTCAAGGCCCGTCATGCCAAGAATATTAAAAGAGGCAAGATGTCCGCAGCCTACTGGGCAGATAAGGTTAAATGGTAAACCCATGGATAGTATCAATCTTCCTATTGCCACCGTTGTTATCATTCTCATCCAACTCGGGGGTGGTATATGGTTTGGATCAAACATATCATCTCGCGTCTCCGCAGTTGAAAATAGACTTGAATCTTCAGAAATTTTGCCTGTCGGATCAGCGGGTAAAATTTCGGAGATGTCTGACCGACTCGCCCGTATTGAGACTAAGCTGGAGCTTCTGATGGAATTTAATAAATGAGAAAGTATCTGAATAAATTTTCAGAGACTTTTACACAGGCGTTTGTATCGTGTGCCACCATGATGGTTCAGGGTGATTTTCTGGCCCTGACCACCAAACATGCTTATGCGGCGTCTAAGACAGCGGGACTTACAGGGGGTGCGTCTGTTATTTTAATTTTATGTATGGGACGTATCCCAAATCCGCTGGTTCTGGCATGGGCTGTCGGCGTCTTAACAACTGTGGCAGACCTGATTGTCCACCCTTCGCATTTTGGTAGTTCGATCACTGAAGCTGCGGCAACGGGTTTAATGGCCGCTATTCTGTCATACGCAACAACAAAAATTATACGATGACAATTCGCAGATCAAACATTTCGGCACAGGTTACCAGAGGAAAATCCAGAATGGCAAAGCCTGTTAAGTTAAAAACTGGCGGCAAACCAAAATCAAAGGTGAATGAAGCTGGGAACTATACCAAACCATCGATGCGTAAAAACTTATTTAACAAAATCAAAGCCGGTGGTAAAGGCGGTAAACCGGGCCAGTGGTCGGCACGGAAAGCACAGATGTTGGCAAAAGAATACAAATCTAAAGGTGGGGGCTATCGAGACTGATGGCCCTGAAGAAGTCACAGAAGTCGCTCAAGAAGTGGACCGGGCAGAAGTGGCGGACCAAGTCCGGAAAACCATCGACGCAAGGATCGAAGGCGACCGGGGAGCGTTATCTTCCGGAAAAGGCTATCAAAGCCCTGAGTTCAAAAGAGTACGCCGCAACCTCCAAGGCCAAACGGAAAGGGACAAAGCGCGGAAAGCAGCATGTCTCACAGCCCAAGAAGGTTGCAAAAAAAACAAAGAAATATAGAAAATGACCTATGTTTTTATTATTGTAACGATGTATGCAGGTTTAATTCACGAAATCACAACCACTGGATTTCCTAGCGAAGAGACTTGTTACGAATACGCGGCAGGAGCGTTAACCGCATTTAACTCAGTTGGTCATAAAATTATTCAGGCCGACTGTCAGCTTATAGATAAAGGAGCATAACAATGGCTATGAAACCCCGGATGAAGAAAAAGACTATGATGCGCGGCGGCGGTAAGGTAAAACCTCCTAAGAAAATGATGCGTGGAGGCAAGACTGGTGCAAGGAAGACCCGTAAGTGATTACATTCTCGATATTCAAAAATGGACCCGTGAAGTTCTGTCTGTCCCTTCTGAAGAGTTGGGCGGACAGCCTCCGTGCCCTTACGCACAAGGCACGTGGGATGCTGGACTTGTCGCTGTCGGTATTTGCCACAGTCTGGATGATGTCACTGACGCTCTTGATTTTTTTCCCGCTAGTAGTAGTGATGTTTTCATCGCTGTTCTTCCTGATGTTGAAAGACCTTCTGCTGAAGAACTGGCCCGTTATGTGGAAGAAAAGAACACAGGTCTGGTGGCAGAAGACATGTGGCTTATGGCGTACCACCCAGAAGACGATCCATCCGAATACGGATTAGATTATCTGGACGTTGAGTGGGAGCCTGTAGTACCTGAAGAGTACAGCATGATCTTTATTCAGTATCTTTCAAAGTTGAGGGACGCATCTTATAATCTTGAACAGCAGGGCTATTATGATAAGTGCCCATGGGGGACGTACCGTGACCTCGTCCATCGCCGTAACGAGAAAGCAGTAGCTCATGACAAGTTCAGGCCAGACGACATTTGATCTTACAATTGACGATGTGATCGAACAGGCTTTTGAGCAGGTCGGCGGTCAGCCTATCAGCGGTGAGGAAGCCCGGTCGGCACGTATATGTCTTAACCTGCTGATGACAGAGTGGCAGAACCGTGGTGTTCTCCTCTGGAAACTTGCAGATACCCCGGTGACTGTCAGCACGTCTGTCACCGAATATACTCTTAATTCAGATATTATTGATAGTCTCCAGACTACTATTACTGTGAACGGTAATGATCTGGAGATGAATCGAATTACTTATCAAGACTATATGAAGCTGCCTGACAAGTCACAGACAGGTCGTCCCACACAGTTCTCGTTTCTCCGGGGGAAAGACAATGTCAGCATGGTTGTCTGGCCGACTCCTGAACAGACCTACACCATGAACCTACTGGCAATGACTCGGATACAGGATGTGACAGCCTCCGCGATCCAGACATCTGATATGCCATTCCGTTTTCTCCCCCCGCTTGTTGACGGACTGGCGTACAAATTGTCATCCCGCCGTCCCGGCATTGATTCAGGAAGGATCGGCTTTCTCAAGCAGCAGTACGAGGAATCGTTTGCATTTGCTCTTGAAGAAGATCGTCAGCGTACGTCGATGTTTATCCGTCCCCGTCTTGGACCTCTCTGATGGCTACAGGTCGGCGGTCAAACGCTATATGCGACAGGTGTGGGTGGCGGTGTAAGTACATCGAGCTTCTCAATGAAGTTGAGGTAGGTGTCTGGGTCTGCTCAGAATGTTATGACGGGGCATTCAATGCAGTTAATCATCCACAGAATATGACGAATTCGGACACCACAGATGATCCATCTCTTGATCATCCCCGACCTGATACGACGGCAGATACGTCAGCAACAGATGATTCGTGGACGCCAGATATGTCGTCTCCGTCGTATCATAACGGACAGGAAGATTAGTCATGGCACTTAACTACGCACAGCTACGAACCAACATAATTGAATCTACGGAAAATGACGGGGCAGAGTTTGAGTCTCAGCTTGATCAGTTTATCGGACGTGCAGAAACAAGGCTGACTATTGATATTGACGATGCAGGTCTGACCCAGCATCAGTACACACAGGTTGTTGCGTCTGATCCGTTCCTTGGATTGCCGACCGGATTTACGATTGTCGAGTCTGCCAACATAACGGCTGACGGGACACGTATCAATCTGCTTAACAGAAACGTAGACTTTATTGCCGACTACTGGCCGGTACGTACATCTGTCGGGACACCAAAGTATTACGGTCTCTGGGACGACAATACCATCATCGTCGCCCCTACACCTGTCTCAGCATTCCCGATTGAACTGGCGTTTGTTGTGGCACCGACGGCCATAACTTCTGTTAACCCGACAAACTATTATACTGCTGAAACACCTAACGCCCTGTTCTATGCGTGTATGGTCGAGGCAGAGCTTTTTAACAAGAACTACGAAGTTGTTAAAATTTGGTCTGAACTTTATACTAAAGAAATTGAATTGCTCCGTAACCGTGCCCGTCGCGCCCGTCGTGATGATCTGGAGCCGCGCAACCAACAGGCAAACAACGCCAATACACTTACCGGAGGCTCATAATGGCTATTACTTCAGGAATTTCTATCTCGTTCCGTTCTCAGATTATGCTTGGTGAGCACGATCTTGATACGGACTCAATTAAACTTGCACTCTATTCTAGTTCTGCTTCTCTGTCGGACGGTACCACGGTCTATACCACGTCGAACGAAGTTGTCGGGACAGGCTATTCAGCCGGTGGTGTGGTGCTGACAGGCATTGATGTTACGACTGACTCGTCAGTGGCTGTTGTATCAATCACAGATGCGGTTGTCACAGCATCGACGATTACGGCACGTGGTGCCCTTATTTATAATGCATCTCAGGCAAATAAAGCAATTGCCGTATTTGATTTTGGTGCAGACAAATCTTCTACCGCAGGTGACTTTACAATTCAGTTCCCGGCTGCTGCTGCCGCAACGGCGATCATCCGCATTAAATCTTCGTAGGACCGGCCTATGGCACTGGTTCTTAAAGACAGAGTCAAGGAACAGACTACAACGACAGGAACAGGTACCGTTACTCTGGGCGGCGCTGTATCTGGATTTGATACATTTGCATCTGTCGGGGACGGCAATACAACTTACTATGCCATTGTCAGCCAGTCTGCCAATGAATGGGAAGTTGGTCTTGGGACGTACACAGCATCTGGGACGACATTGTCCCGTGACACCATCCTTGAATCATCAAACTCTGACGCGGCTGTAAACTTCTCAGCCGGGACAAAGGATGTTTTTGTTACCTATCCGGCAGATAAATCTGTGTATGCAGATGCGGCTGGGACAGTAAATGCAGGTGCTATTGCTGCTACATCGCTTACCCTAACTACTGATCTTGCTGTAGCAGATGGTGGTACAGGAGCCTCGTCGTTAACGGACGGTGGTGTACTTTTAGGATCAGGAACTGGTGCTATTACTCCGATGGCCGTCCTTACTGATGGGCAGATGATTGTTGGTGATGGTTCAGGTGATCCAGTTGCGGAGAGTGGCGCAACGCTGCGTACGTCGATTGGCGTTGACCCCGCAGGAACAGACAACTCAACAAACGTCACCCTTGCAGGATCGCTAGACTATCTGACGATCATTGGGCAGGAGATTACTCGTGGTGCGGTTGTACTAACAACTGATATTTCAGGAACACTTCCGATTGCCAACGGCGGTACTAACGCTACCAGCGCGGGTGCGGCGCGAACCGCTCTTGGTGCAGCAGCATCTGGGGCGAACTCTGACATCACCTCGATTACAGGACTGACAACAGACCTGACCGTTGCACAGGGTGGCACTGGTGCTGGGACGTTTGCAGCCAACGGAATTTTGTTTGGCAACGGCACGAGTGCGATTGGCGCTACTGCCGTAGGAACTAGTGGTCATGTTTTAACATCAAATGGGTCTGGGGTAGCTCCGACATTCCAAGCCGCTGCTGCTGGTGGTGCAACAGACATTGATGGCCTGTCTGATGCCTTAACCAATTCCAGCGGCGGTACTGTTGGCCTCGGAACTGGCGCTCTTGCGGCAGACGACGGTTCTGCGAACCTAAATACTGCACTGGGTTTTGACGCGTTAAATGATGTAGTTACTGGTTCGCGAAATGTTGCGGTTGGTCATTCTGCGGGATCAAAGGTGACGAGTGGAAACAATACATTTATTGGGGAGAGGGCGGGACAGCTCCTCGTCACCGGCTCGGAGAACACGGCAGTAGGCGGTGCTGCGATGATTTCAGCCATCACAGGTAACGGAAATTCTGCGTTCGGTTACGGGGCTTTAGGCGGCGGCAGTGGCACTTCAATGGGTCAAAACGTCGGGGTAGGTTACCTCGCCGGTTATCGTGTCACTACTGGTGATGGAAATACGATTGTTGGATACGATAACGGTGCTACCAATCTTTTAACTACGGGCAGTAACAACATTGTTTTGGGCAATCTGACAAGTGCCTCTAGTGCCACAGTATCGAATGAAATCACGCTTGGCAACACTAGTGTAGATAAGTTCCGCATTCCCGGTATCAATTTTATAATCAAAGATTCTACTGCGACTGAGGATTACGTTCTTACAGTCGATGCTTCCGGTGAAGCGGGTTGGGAAGCTGCTGGTGGTGTAACAGACATTGATGGCCTGTCTGATGCCCTGACTAATTCAAGCGGTGCAACCATTGGCCTCGGAACTGGTGCTCTTGCAGCAGACGATGGCAGCGCGAACAACAATACTGCCTTGGGGTATCAGGCACTTAATGACGCTACAACATCCTCGCGTAATGTAGCCGTTGGTTATCAGGCACTGGACAATCTGACTACAAGTTTTGGCTATAGCACAGCCGTTGGTTATCAGGCTCTCGACGCAGTAACGACTGGATACGGCAATACTGCAATTGGCGACAGTGCTTTGAAGACTATCACCACCACACATCACAACACTGCTCTGGGCCGAGATGCTGGTAGTTTAGCTACTGAATCAAATTCCGTCATGATCGGGAAGGGTGCCGGTAAAAAAGCCATGACCGGCAGTGTAGTAATCGGGTATGATGCGCTTGAAAGTTCCTCCAACTCCAAGACTGCGACTGCGATAGGCTACACTTCGCTTAAAGCTAACACAAACGGGGATAATAATACTGCGGTAGGCTATGAAAGTTTAATCCTCAATACAACAGGCAGTAAGAATACCGCACTCGGTTATACAGCAGGTAATACTACAACTACTGGTTCCAACAATACATTGCTTGGCTATGATGCTGAAGCCTCTAGTGCCACAGTATCGAATGAAATCACGCTCGGTAATGCTTCAGTAACATCGTTCCGTATACCGGGTGTGGGCTTTTATAGCCTCAATGGCAATGTGGGTATTGGGACATCGGCTCCTGCCAAGCAGCTATCAATTACCAAGTCTGCTCTTGCCACGATCAATACTCTAACTGATGGGGCAACAATTACTCCTGACTTTGATGCAGGACAAAACTTCTCTGTCACTCTTGCCGGTAATCGAACACTGGCTAATCCAACAAACATTGATGCAGGTCAGACAGGTTCAATCTTTATAACGCAGGATGGAACAGGCAGTCGTACACTGTCGTTCGGCTCGTACTGGGACTTTGCCGGTGGTACAGCGCCTACACTATCCACAGCCGCAGGTGCTGTTGATCGAATTGACTACATCGTCAGGACAGGAACGTCCATACACGCAGTAGCTACTCTCAACTTATCATAAGGAAAAATCAATGGATAATGAAGTAGAAACACCGGAGCAGATTGCACAGCATTATACGTCTGCCATGGATAGCGTCACGCTGCTCGAAAAGGTTGCCGCTGATCCTGACGCATACACGGATGATCCGACAGTCGTGGAGCGAAACGTCGAGCATCTTGAAATTGTGGTTGGCTGGGATTTTTGGACGGACGAAGACCTGACACCGTTTCATAATGCAATCGCATCTAATACTTAGGAATAACAATGTTTGGGATGTCGTCGTTCTCAGAACTTCCGTTTTCAACGGAACAGAGTCAGACGGCGGCTGTAGCATTAGTAGGACAGTCTCTTGATGCGGTAACGGGTACACTTACCATTACCGGCAAGGGACTTGTTACTCTTACCGGACAGTCAGTAGATATTCTTGAAGGTACAGTTACTACTGCTATTTCAGCAAGTGTTTCTCTTACCGGTCAATCTCTCGACATCGATGAAGGTACAGTTACAGTTACTACTAAAGCTGTAATTCCTCTTACCGGACAATCTCTCGACATCGATGAAGGCACCATTACAGTTGCTACTGAAGCTGTAATTCCTCTTACCGGACAGTCCCTCGACATTAATGAAGGTACAGTTACTACTGATATTTCAGCAGATGTTCCTCTTACCGGACAATCTCTCGACATCGATGAAGGCACCATTACAGTTGCTACTGAAGCTGTAATTCCTCTTACCGGACAGTCTCTCGATATCGATGAAGGCACAGTTTCAATTGTCATACATCATACGGTTACTCTTACCGGACAATCTGTTGATGCTGATACTGGAACTATTTCTATTTCTGGGGAAGCGTCTACCACTTTAACTGGTCAGTCAGTTGATATTGTTGAAGGCACACCAACGGTTGCTATAAATACGTCTGTTCCTTTAACGGGACAGTCTCTCGACATCGATGAAGGCACAGTACAAATTCTTCAGTCAGTTGTAGTTACGCTGACAGGGGAGTCTGTTGATGCTGATACTGGAACTATTTCTATTTCTGGGGAAGCGTCTACCACTTTAACTGGTCAGTCAGTTGATATTGTTGAAGGCACACCAACGGTTGCAGCAGATGCTACTGCCGTAGTAACAGGACAGAGCCTGTCTACCGAGTACGGTACGCTGACAATTACCGGTACAGCGAACGTCTTTCCAACTGGGCAGTCTGTTGATATAGTACTCGGACAATACCCTGTTTGGATTGTCGTCCCTGTCGGACCAGACGATGTTTGGACGACGGTATCGACAGGAGCAGCAGATGCGTGGACCACGGTAACTGCCGGTCCCGGAAACACATGGATAAATTGAGGCGTAACGACGCATGGTATTTCAAAACGACATTCTGGCAGGTGCATCAGGCAGCATTCCTACATATCAGATTGATCAGTCGATCCGGTTTAATTCAGCCGACTCTCCTTATCTGACAAAGACATTTGGGGCTGATGGCGGGGATACATGGACCTTCTCTCTATGGATTAAAAGAGGAAAGATAACCAGCGGAGGTAACTGGTACTTTTTCAGCGAGGCGGGGGGCAGCGGCATCGGGTTTGTGGACGGCACAGACAAACTTCGTTTCTATAATGCCTCGTCTGTCGTGGATAGCACTCAGGTGTTTCGTGATGTCGGCGCGTGGTATCACTTTGTGTTTTCCAACAATGCCGGGACAGTGACGATCACCGTGAACAACACGGCGGTTGAAATTGGTTCGACGACAGCTACCCTGTTCAACCGTAACAACGCTTGGCACATCGGTAGCTACAACGATGGGGGCAACAACTTCGATGGCTACATGGCCGAGATGCATTGGGTTGACGGCACTGCACTAGCCCCCACCGACTTTGGCGAGACCAACGACGATGGTGTATGGGTGCCGAAAGAATACACCGGATCATACGGCACCAACGGCTTCTACATCACAGGCGAGGACAGTGCTGATCTGGGCGCAGATTACTCCGGCAATGGCAACGACTTCACCTCGTCAGGATTAACTACTTCTAGTCAGGTAAATGATTCACCGACTGACAATTATTGTGTTATGAGTCCTCTTGTTCAAAATCGTGATGGTGGTATAACAAACAGTGATGGCATTAGGGCTGCTAATCTTGAGCTATATAGACCTAGCGCCAGTGCAAACTCTTTTGGTTCTGGCACTATGGCTGTCTACGGCGGAGTAGGCAGTTCAAAACTGTATTACGAAGTTTATACAACTTCGTATCCCGGCGGTAATGTTCTTCAGATGTATATTGAAGAAGCTACTAATTCTAGCAATAGTCAACCAACAAATTCATTCGGCCTTAATCAGCGACACACAACAAGCGCATACAGGATATTTGTTTATCCGGGCGGCGATGAAACACCCGCATCGTGGACTTCAGAATTTGGTCAGGGTGTTTATGTTGGACTTGCTGTGGATTTTGCCAATGATGTAATTTCTGCCAATGTCGATGGTACAGAAATTTTCTCGTATGATGCAACAGAACTTGCAGCATTGTCGGGTATTACTACTGACACATTCGCAGGACGCTGGTGGCGGCCAAAGATTCAAGTTGCTAACGATCAGCCAACGACAATTGATGTTAATTTCGGCCAGAATGCCTTCCAGAACGCCCCGACAGGTTATGTCGGATGGTCAACGTCTGCAATTTTAACGCCGACGATCAAGGACGGCACGGCTAACTTCCAGACAACGCTGTATACGGGCAATGGCACAGCTATTGGCTCTGGTGGTAAGGCGGTATCTCAGAGTGAGAACAGCACATTCCAGCCTGACCTTGTGTGGATTAAAGAGCGAAATGGAGCAGCAGATCACGCTTTATATGATGCTGTTCGTGGCACTACAAAAGACCTCGCTTCTAATAATAATAGTACAGAAACAACTGAAACTGAAGGTGTAACAACATTTGGATCGGCTGGATTTACTGTCGGTAATCTTGCCAAGGTAAACACCAGCAGCGACACTTATGTTGCATGGCAGTGGAAGGCCAACGGCAGCGGCAGCAGCAACGAAGACGGAACGATCAACACTACTGCAACCTCTGCAAATACAACGGCTGGGTTCAGCATGTCCACCTACACAGGCAACGGCTCTGCAAGTCAGACAGTTGGACATGGGCTAGGTGTTACGCCCAGCGTAGTCCTAATTATGCCTCGCAGTAACGGCGATCACAAGTTGATCTCAAACTGGGAGTCCGGCGTTACAGCGTTCACCGAGAAGCTGCTCTTGAACGATATTCAGGCCGCAGATTCTACAGGCACTACCCAGATTATCGGAGGGTCTTCCACCACGTTTACAATTGGCACTGACCCCGGCATCAACGGAAGCGGAAGAACCTACGTTGCCTACTGTTGGGCCGAAGTCGAAGGCTACAGCAAAATGGGGACGTACACCGGCAACGGGAGTACCGACGGCCCCTTTATTTTTACGGGTTTCAAACCTGCTTTTGTCCTGTTCAAAAAAACAAGTGGAACAGATTCATGGGAACTTTTTGATAATACACGCCCCGGTTATAATGCTACTGGTCTTGGGTTACTTCCAAATACTACGGCGGCTGAAGCAACCGGACGTAATATTGATATTTTATCAAATGGTATTAAGCAGCGAAATACCAATGGTACTACAAACGAATCCGGTAACACTTACGTCTTCATGGCATTTGCCGAACACCCCTTTGGAGGCGATGGTGTCGCCCCTGCCACGGCTCGATAGGAGAAGAACAATGTGGACATATAATGGTAAAGTAATTAAAGAAGGCCGGGCATGGACGGATGATAACGGTGTCCAGCATCCGGCCAACTGGGGTATCTGGTCTGAGGACGAGAAGGTTGCTCACGGTCTTGTCTGGGTAGATTCCCAGCCACAGCCTGACAGTCGTTTCTATTGGTGGTCCCAGAACTCTGATGGTACATACACCAGCACCGAACGTGCGCTGGAGGATGTGAACGAGGTTGACGACAACGGCGACCCGCTTCTGGACGCTGACGGAGTTCAGACGGTAACTCTCGGTCTAAAATCTCAGTGGATTGCCCAGACAAAGCAGACACAGGGCAGTCTTTTGTCTCAAACTGACTGGGCGTATACTAGGAAGCAGGACACAGGCACTGCTGTTCCCACAGATATTCAGGAGTATCGGGACGAGGTTCGTCTGGCATCAGATAGCATTGAAAATCAGATTAGTCAGGTTGTTAATCTTGATGCTTTCAAGACTCTATTTGAAACACCTGTTGATGGTGACGGCATCCCGACGGGCAACGCCCCGATCTATGACTGGCCGGAGACAATTTAATGACTGCTACGTACACCACCCGAATCAGGCTGACCAAGCAAGGAACCGGCGATAATGACTCAACGTGGGGCGTAGTCCTGAATGATGAGGTTATTGACCTTACTGATTATGCTATTGCCGGATACACCACAATTAGTCTAGCAGCCGGAGATGTCAGCCTGACAATTAACGATGGGGCGGCTGATGAGGCTCGTTCTGCAATGCTCGAACTTACCGGGACACTGACAGGAGATAGGGGTGTATACCTCCCAACAAATATTAGCAAAAGTTATATTGTTAAAAATGATACGTCCGGGGCATACAGTACAACTGTTCTAATTAACGGAGGGACTGGTTCTGCTATTCCGCAAGGAGCGTCTGTTATTGTTTTCACAGATGGTACTACGGTTACTCCGGCAACAGACTCGACAGGTCTTGGGCTTGGCACAGCAGCAGAGCTAAACTTCGGAACATCTATTAACGAGCTTATCCCTGTATCTTCGGCTGATACCAGATATGCAAACGTGTCTTCTGACGAGACAATTACCGGGGCGTACACGTTCACATCAACAACGTCTTTTAATACTACAGAAGTTATTGCATCTGCTACTCAGGCGTATTCAAAACCAGTCTCGGTGGCAGTCGCATCATCGGCTGTGTCTCTTGATTTTTCGACAGGTAATAACTTTACAACTATTCTGAATGGTAACGTGTCTATTGCAAATCCGACCACCCCGCAGCCGGGTCAGTCAGGAATTATTTATATCCGACAGGACGGGACCGGTAGCAGGACAATGTCATTTAATAGTAACTGGGACTTTGCCGGAGGAACCGCACCTACACTTTCTACTGCTGCAAGTGCAGTCGATGCTCTGATTTATAATGTCCAGACATCGACGGCTATTAGTGCATTCGTACAACAGAATTTGAGTTAAACATGGCAGGAGTTCTCTCAGAACTTACATTCGCCGCCCCCGGATTTAATCGGGAGAACACCCGGTATGCCGAACAGGGCCACTGGTACGACGGTGACCATGTCCGCTTCCGTGACGGTACCCCTCAGAATATACGAGGATACGAGCGTCGTGGTGCTATTTTTGACGGGACACCGCGAGACACAATTACATGGGCTGATTTTAATTCATCACGTCTGATTGGCTTTGGTACTGAGAAAAAACTGTACCTGTACGAAGGCGGCCTAAATTACGACATCACGCCTATTGTATCTGTCGTATCTGTTACCAACGCTCTTAACACTGTGACCGGGTCAACCCGTATTGTTGTGTCGGCCACCGGCATCGGTGTTGAAGACGGTAACTATGTTGCCTTCACATCACAGACAGTTACGGTAGGTGGCAACATCTTCCTGACAACAATTGGTGACGCGTACGAAGTATCAGTAATCGGTGCCGGATCATTTGCCGTGGATGTTTCAACAACCGCAGCAGCAACATCAGCATCAGCAGGTGGGGACATCACTATTCACCGGCTGCTCCCGGCAGGACCATCTGTATCTCAGCCCGGCTTTGGTTGGTCGGCAGGTACTTACGGATTGTCTACGTACGGGACGCCCCGGACAACATCTAACATCACGGTAAACATCAGGCAGTGGAGTCTTACCAACTGGGGTGAAGACCTTCTGGCAAATCCTCGTGGTGGACGTATCTATCAGTGGGATGCAACCGGGGCTAACAGTGCAGAGACCCGTGCAGTACTAGTCACCGCCTCGCCGTCAATTAACAATTCTATTCTTATTACCCCGGACAGCCAGTTTGCAATCAGTCTGGGATGTACCGATCAGGCAGGAGATTACGATCCTCTTCTGGTACGCTGGTCTAGTCAGGAAGACTACAACGATTGGACGGCCTCTGCGACCAACACAGCAGGGTCTAATCCGCTCGGGACAGGATCACAGATTGTTGGTGGGATGCATAGTCGTCAGGCTGTTATGATCTGGACAGACACGGCAACCCATACGATGCAGTATGTTGGTGGTCCTTTTGTCTTCCGTTTCCGACACATCGGTGACAACACTGGACTTATTGCCCAACACGCCGCAACAGAATTTAATGGTATCCCATTCTGGATGGGTGAGGATAACTTCTTTGTCTGGCAGGGTGGGGCTGTCCAGACTCTTGACTGTACTGTCCGTCGTTATGTTTATGACAACATAAACTTTACACAGCAAGACAAGATTTTTGCGGGGATTAACGCGGAGTTTAACGAGATTACATGGCTCTACCCATCAGCAGGTTCGCTGGAGTGTGACTCGTACGTCAGCTACAATCCTCTTGAAAACTATTGGGTCTACGGGACTGGTACGTTTACAACGTGGGCAGACAGGGGAATCTACGACACTATCATTACTGGTGGTGCTGATAGCTATCTGTACAATAACGAGCCGCAAGATGTTTACACGGCTAACGGTCAGCCGCTCGTCTCGTACCTTGAGTCTGCATCGTTTGAAATTGAGTCGGGCAATAAAATGATGTTGATCAGAAGGCTGGTCCCTGATGTTTCAATTTCTTCTGGTGGGGATGTGTCATTCACCATTAAGACAAAGAGGTACCCACAGGCTACTGAGGAGACAGTAAAGGGTCCGTATACTATTCAGCCGGGGACAGAGAAGATTGACTTCCGTGCCCGTGGACGACAGGCCCGTATTAGAATTGACTGTTCAGTAGGTGGGACAGACTGGAAGTACGGTTCGATGCGTCTCCAGATACAGCCTGACGGTGGTCGATAAGAGCAATGACCTTAGTAGAAGCTATTATAAAATCATGGCCTATAGTTTTAGGAATAATTACTTTGATTATTGTACTAGCTAAGATGCACGGTGATATAGAAATACTGAAAGAAAAAGTAAAAACTTTGTTTGATCTTTGGAATAAGAATAATGGCTGAGGTATACCCAGAATTATTTGTGGCGTTCAATCAGTTTACTGATCCGCAGATTATTCAACTGCACCGTATTCTGACAGACTATGTGAGTCAGCTTAATCTGTCTCTCCAGCAGAGGGACGACCAAGTAGATTCGACACCGGCAGAGCAGGTGGCAGCGGTAAACGACACGTCCGCAGTACAAAGCCCACAAGAAGGCGATGTGCGGTACGACAGGGCAACTTCCAAGTATCAGGGGTACGTCCCTGCCACTGGTTGGGTAGACTTCCACTAACGGATATAATGAATTATGGATTATTATAGATCACAACCGCCGATGGCCGGACTTTCCTCTGCACTTGCAATGCAGGGACGCATGGGTGACTCAACACTTGTCCATATGAATCCGATGGAAGTCGAGATGTTGAAGACAATGTCCCCGGACGGCAGTCTGTCGATCAACCCTGAGACTGGTCTGCCCGAGGCTTTTAAGCTGAAAGACCTTGCAGCGTTTGCCCTTCCGATTGCTGCGAGTGTTGCTTTCCCAATGTTAGCCCCTGCTGGTCTTACTGCTGCGCTAGGCGGAGTTGGTACAGCGGCTGTTGGTGCAGGTTTGGGTGGCTTTGGTGCAGGACTCATTCAGGGTAAAGGCGTAGGTGACTCACTAATTCAGGGCGGTCTGTCCGGACTTATGTCGTACGGTCTCGGTTCTGCTATGGGTGCCTTTGCCCCTGCTGCTCCGGGTGCAAACATTCCGACAGCTACTGGAGCACCTATAGGACCAGATGTATTCGGAGAATCAACAGCATCAATGTTAGGTAACGTACAGCCAGAAGTAGGCAGTCTTACTACTGTAGGAGGAACAGAAACTCCCGGTTTCTTTGGTCGTCTTGGCGAACAACTTTCTACACCTATTGCGTCTGAAACACTTGGCGGGGCTACATATGGCAGTGCCCTTGGTGCAGGTGGTTCAGGTCTGTTATCTTCCGCTCTCCTTGCCCCTGAAGAAATGCCGTACGGCATTGACGGTATGTCTGACATGGACGCTTACTATAATAGTCGTATTCCTGATCTTGAGGCAGGTCGTCGTCGCGGCAGGGCTGCTGCACGGGGTCTTAACTATCCTCCATCAGGCGGCAGTGCTGCTGATTACTACAGCATGGCAACATCTCCCGGCGGCTTTGGTACGTTCTATGCTGCCGAGGGCGGATTAGTTCCTAACGCATACGGCGAT